AATGAATAACAATGGTAGTTCCAGCAGCGATGAGCGTCTCTGGAAACTGGAGTGTGATAAGAGCGGCAATGGTTATGCCGTGATCCGTTTCCTGCCTGCTCCGAATGGTGAGGACCTTCCGTTCGTGAAACTCTACAGTCACGCATTCCAAGGTCCTGGTGGTTGGTATATTGAAAACTCTCTGACCACTCTGGGTCAGAAGGATCCTGTTTCTGAGTACAACACGATGCTGTGGAACAACGGCACCGATGCTGGTAAAGAGCAGGCACGTAAGCAGAAGCGCAAACTGACCTACGTTGCTAACATTTATGTGGTCAAGGATCCTGCTAATCCTGCCAACGAAGGTAAAGTCTTCCTGTTCAAGTTCGGTAAGAAGATCTTCGACAAACTCACTGCTGCTATGCAACCTGAGTTTGAGGATGAGGAAGCAATCGATCCGTTTGATTTTTGGCAAGGTGCTAACTTCAAACTGAAGGCAAAGAACGTTGCTGGTTATCGTAACTACGACTCCAGTGAGTTTGCCCGCCCCGATGCTCTCCTGGACGATGATGATGCCATGGAAGCAGTGTGGAAGCGTGAGTATTCTCTTGCTGAACTCGTCGCTGCTGACCAGTTTAAGGACTATGATGCTCTGAAGAAGCGTCTTGACTATGTTCTTGGCAACAAGGGCACTCCTCGCTTCCAAGATCCTGATGAGGGTGAAGAGGAAGAGTACACTCGTGGGTCTTCCCGTGAGTTGACTGAGGACCTTCGCAACGACCTCAACTCTCTTCAACCTACCCGTACCGTTGCCTCTTCCGACGAAGATGAAGACGACGATACCCTGTCCTACTTTGCCCGTCTTGCCGAAGAGTGAAATCTGATTACACAATAGATCGTGTAAGTAAAACCGAAGCCGCAGAGTTACTTCTGCGGTTTCATTATCTTAAGGACTTTTCAAAAGGTTTCAAGTCAGGTTACAACTACGGACTCTATAAGTCTAATGATTTTAGTCCACTGAATATCGGTGGTATTCAGGGAGTCTGTATTTTTACAGGTCTCCCTGTTCCAGAAGTAGCACAAGGTGCATTTGGTTTAGAGAGAAATGAGCAAGAAGGACTATTTGAACTTTCACGACTTTGCATCCACCCTGACACACAACAAGGAGAATATAATATCACCTCCTGGTTTGTATCCCGCTGTATCAAACAACTACGCAAAGATACACGAGTCAGAGCCATCATATCTTACGCTGATAGCGATTTTCATGGCGGCACAATTTATCGCGCTTGTAACTTTAAATATTGTGGGCTTACAGATGCTAAAAAAGACTTCTACTATTCCGACGGCACCAAGCATTCACGCGGCAAAATAAAAGGTGCTGAGGGAGAATGGAAAGACCGCTCCCGCAAGCACCGATACGTTATGATGTTTGATAAGAAACTAGAACTCTTATGGTGAAGTATTTCTAGTATTTTCTGTTGAAGCAAGTCTTCCATTAATGTATTGTGAAGACTTTTCATATTGCATAATTCTTCTCAAGTCGTTAAGGTAGAGTTGTAAGTATTCTGGTTTTAAAATATAAATTAAACGCTTTTCTTCATTCTTCCTGACTTCATATTCAAAATTACTGATTCCATTGACAGGATTCAAATTTGTTAAATTATTCGATGGATCTGGAATTGTAAATCCAGAATCAACAACTTTTCCTTTTGGGAGAACAATTCTACCAGAAGAGTCTTTAACTTCTTTTGTTTCATAGAAACGAATTTCATTCAAATTATCACCATACTTACTTTCGACATATCTGTATAATTCATAATCCGAAAGTGCCCACTGGTCTCTAAGATTGATAATACCAGCAGTAAGCATCACAACCCAGTCAAGATCAGCAGATCCGTAAAGTTTTTCTGCGATTGTGTCTGGTCTTTCTCCTTGTCTAACGCTGTACTTGTTAAACAGAGTAAAAACACTTTGCAAATCATCACGAAGTTTAACCCTTCTGAAAAGGTTCTTGACTCTTACATATTCTGTAGAGGAGTTTTTAGTCTCTAGTGGAGACTGATAAAATAAGTCTGGTAGTTCTCTAAAGTATGACATTTTAGTAACCTACTGATGTATCGCCAGATTTATCAAGAGCTTCATAATCTTCAAAGTAGACTGGGTTGAGTTCTTTGAAGGTCAAATCCATTCTCATGTGAGTTGGAGTTCCATCATAGAATGTTGAATATGTATTAGATCCAGTGTATGATATGTTGACACTTGTAAGTGCCATAGGTAAGAATCTATTTAAGAAAGGATGTTTTTTATTTCCTTTCATGTAAGTCAGTTGGAAAACATCTGGTGCTGAAATAAAAATGTTTCCAGTGCTTCCTTCTTTCCTGGCGCTCATAGATCTTTTCAAAACACCAATAATTCTTTTTACTTGATCTGCTTCTTTTGGATTTCTTGGGAAGAATTCAAAAGAGAATGGAAAAGATCTGATGTTAACACCCTCAAACAGAAGTTCAAGATTTGGGTTAAATACTTGACCAGTTGCTCTGGAAACTAGTTGAGATCCACTAACGTTTCCGCCAAGAGCACCAATTGCTTCTCCAGAAAGAGTAGCAACAATTGCACTCTGTAGTTGTGCATCTCCTGCAATTTGTCCCAAACCATTTGATGCTGTCATCAAAGCTTCTATAGCACCTTTAAGTCCTTTTTCCATTACACCAGCTGTTGAAGCAATTCCATATGCTTCAATTGGACTTAAACCAGCATCTCCCCAAGATACTGAAGTTGAATCTGAGAGTTGTTGTGGTATTGGTAAAATGATTGTGTGTTTTGGTTTTTTAAGAGAGTTTTTATTAGTGTTTGATCCAGTTTGAAGTGAGAAATTTGGATTTATTGTTTCAATAGCACCTCCTTTTTCATCCGTACCCTGAGTTATTACGCCTTCATTTGTTTCATTACCACTTAAACTAAGACCAGGTGGTTGATATTCGGCAATTTCAATCTTCAAATAGTCCGTATTATCCTGCAACATTGCATAAGGATATCTCAGAGATCTGTTGACTGTAGTGCCTTCATATGAGGCACCTTTTCCAGATTCTGATGTAAATTTAGCTTGACCTTCTGGAGTCACTGACTGGTATGACCCTAAAGTTGAATCGGAACTAGAGAAGGTCGCATCACTAAAAGGTGTGCTAGTTGGAAAATTTCCACTGAGAGAAACTGCCATTTATCCTTTTCTAACTATTTAGACGGAACTTTGCAAAAGGTAGTGCCTGAAGATCTTTTACTTCTGAGGCATAAACCTCATACAGTGAACCAGCGACTTCGTTCCAAGTATATTGTCTAGTCTCTCCCCAGTGGAAGTTGACTCCACGAAAACCCCATTCAAATATATCAGTCAAGGCAATAAAGGGATTCTGATCATATTCGATATTCGGAGTTTTGGGATTATAAACAAAGATATAAAATCTGCCAGATTGTGGAGCTTCGGTTAGTTCTTCTAGAGATTCCATTAACTCTAGCATAATATCGTCTGGATCTTCATTACCAACTAGATTATCAGTGACAGCACGAATACGGTTGCGGTTAGTATCAGTATCCGTAACCCTTTTTTGTTTTTGCTGTTTGACGGTCTTTCTTGGCATTACTTAATACCGAGTTCTTTCTCTGTGAAGACTCTAAACTCATAACCTCTATCAAGACACCATTCTTTTGCTGCTTCCCACTTTGCTTGGTTTCTAGCATACTCATATGCCTCACGAATATAACCTTGAGTTTGTCTCTTTGGTTTTGGTGGAGGTGTAGTTTGCCTCAAAGGTTTTACTTCAATCAAGGAGGACTTAATTTTCCCATTACTATCTCTATACTTGATAAAGAAGTCTGGAAAATATCTATGAATTCTATTATCTATTGGTGAGCGATAAGGAATACAAAATTCTTCTGATTGCCATTCTAAAACATTTTCATTCAGGTCACAATATCTCATCATCTTGCGCTCCCAAAGAGAGCGGTAAATGATATTAGTTGGATCACCTTTGTATTTCTTTGGATTGGAAG